TGATGAATTGATTGGAAACTTGGGTGATACTCATCTTTATTCGAATCACATTGAACAAGCGAAAGAACAAATTGGTAAAAAAATTAGTATAGAAGAAAGAACAGAAATGTTGAAAACAGCAATGGGTGAAGAAAAGTATAAAGATGCTGTTTCAGATTTAATGCCGTTTGGCGGTGGTATGAGTGAGTATTTCGAATCGTTTAAAATACCGTATTATACAAGAGAACCATATCCATTACCGAAATTAATAACTGGTAAAACTCCAGCGTTTTTTGAATCTTTATCAAACCACATATCGTTATTTGGTCATTTAGATCCTGATGATTTCAGAGTAGAAAATTATCAATCACATCCAGCAATTAAAGCGCCATTATCAAATTAAATTTTATGAAAATACAAATTAAAAAAATCGAAACTCCACAGGGAGAAATGAAACAATTAACTTTTCAGCAAACATTTATTGATGAATATTTGTCAGACATGAGAGCGATGGGTTTATTAGAAGTGATGTTAGATACAATAGCACTTGAATTTAAACAAATGGCAAAGGAAGCTTTAGTTAACGGTGCTGGACAGGAATGTGAGATAGTGAATCAAAAACGTGTGGTAACCAAAATAGAAGATGGTAATATAACTTTTAATATTGAATAATATAACAATATGAGGTTTGGTAAAAAATTTATTGGGTTTTGCGGATATTTTGCTATAAGTAGAAAATACTTTTTTGAGTATCAGTTATTAGCACCTATTAGGTCTTTAAAAGACGGTATCACATTTTTAAAACTAAATATTAATTGGGATCGATATGAAGATAACCGTAAACCTTCGTTTGAAATAACATTAGATATATTAAACATATATAATCATATTATAATCTATAAAAATGAGTAGAATTAATAGAAGAAATTTAGATCCTTCATATATGGGACTTTTATGTCGTGGAGGTATTTTTGATGCTTTTGATAATGTTATTAAAAGTTATTATCGTATATCCGATGATGAATATGATATAATAGCTGAAAAAGCATCGGAAGATGAATTGGGTATTTTTTTGGATGAAAATCCAAACTTTGCACAAAAAAGAAAACAAATAGAATTATTAAACAAATACGTACAATATTAATATGGAAGAAGTTACAGGAGATTTTATAGAAATCAAAAAGGAATCTTTTGAGCAAAAACTTGGAAGATATAAAAATAGGATGGAACTTGTTAGAACGTTAATAGGTCTAATAGTTCTTTGTATTCAATTTTTTATTTTATATCATTTATACAATCAGAGATAATACTTTACTTTGGTTGATATCTTTTTATTTTTAAAATAAAAAGATTATGAATACTAATGAGGATATTGTACCAGAACATAATAGTGGTACATCTAATTTAGATGAAATGCCTAAGGCATGGGAACCGAAAATGAATAATAGATTCTATTTTACATTCCCAGAATATTTTGATATAAAACCATGGATTGTAAAATCTGTTGAAAGACCTTATATAATGGTTGGTCAAACTATAGAATATAGTACCATGAGAGTTACATTATATGATCCATTAGATTTTTCAGTACCACATAGACTATACAAAATCATGGATAATATAAAAAATGGTAATCCAGATTACAATGAATTTGTGGTTTATTTGGATATGCTTGATCCTACAGGTATGTCTCGTGAAAAATGGGAATATACATGTTCCTTAGATATGATTTTATCTTCGGACTTAGCTTATGATATTGATAATATTTCCACACACGCAATAACATTATCAGTTCACGATGCCAAATTAATCTAATTAAGATAGATATTACCTATTTTCAAGATATTTATAGGTATGAATAATATTTTAAAAAGTTTCAAATTTAAAGATACACTATCACCAGAAATATGGGATAATGTTGAAACTAAGGATTTTTCTCAGATCAAGTTAAACCCAGAGGTCAGAAAACACATGTTGGAGGCTGCTCAGGTTTTCATTGAGTCTATCAATATTGAATTTTTGGATGTTCATGATATACTACTTGTTGGTAGTATTTGTAATTACAATTGGTCAAGTTTTTCAGACCTGGATATTCATATTGTTGTTGATAAAAGCAAAATAAGTGATAATCAAGATCTTGTGGATGAATTTTTAGATACCAAGAAAAAAGAATTTACTCAAAACCATGATATTAAGATAAAAGGTTTTGATATTGAAATGTACGTTCAGGATATTAATAGAGAAGATTTAAAATCTAAAGGTATGTACAGTGTTTTGTATAACAAATGGGTATCTGAACCAACAACATCTGGTGAGAAAATAGACAAGGAATCTATATTGAAAAAGGTCAAATCTTTTTATAAAGATTTGGATCATATAAAAGCTTCCGCAAATACCGATGACAAGCTTAAAATGATCGAAAAATTGAAGGAAAAGATTAAAAGGTATAGACAGTCAGGATTGGATAAAAACGGCGAATTTGGCACAGAAAACATGGTTTTCAAATACTTAAGAAGGGTTGGATTCAATGAAGAATTGAGCGATTTGAAATACTCATTAATTGATAAGAAATTATCACTTGAAAACGAAGAAATGAATACTTTTTAGTATTTATAAACTATTTATAATAAGAATAAGACTATTTATATTAAATTAATTATATATGAGACCAATTGGTTCAGAAAAAATTCAAAATGTTGATGATAAATTAGCAAGAATTAAGCAAATTGCTGGCATCACTGAAAGTTCTAACAAAAATGATGTTAGTTCAACCATCATCCATGAAGCTACAGCTTCTAATGGTGATGAATATGCTATTGTTCAAGAGAACAAATATGTTTATATCAAGAAAAAAATTAACGAATCATATGAGTATATGAGTGGTGTTAATAACATTAAAGAATTCTCATATAAAACAACTGCTGATGCTCTTAAACATCTAAATTTGATGTTTAAAGAAATCAACGAATTGAATGAACACGCTCAACAGGTTGATATTTTAAAAAAAAAAGTAGTATAGATGAACGTTTTGTGATCAAGGTTAAACAACCTGCACAAGCATCTATTCCTGTACAACCTACTCAAGAAGCAATCCCTCAACCAGATATGACGGCACCGACACCTGATGTTGGTGCTGTTGATTTTTCACAACAACCTCAACCTATGGCCGACCCAAATGCGTCAGCTGCCCCAGAAGTTCCGATGACAACACCTGATATGGGTGCTGGTACTGAAGGTGGTGAGGAAATGACATTTAATGAAATACAAAAAACAACTGGAAAACTTGCTCAAGACATGCGTGAGATTGCACAACAACTAACAAATAAAGAATATAAATATATAATTAATTCTGTTTTATCCGCTGTTGATGTTACTAAGTTAACAGATAAGGACAAGGAACAGATTATGAATAAATTGAATGGTAAAGAAGAGGCTCAACAAGATGCAAATCTTTCTGAGGTAGAAGGAGATGATGATAATGAAGACAACACTTACGCATGGGTTAAAGACTTCATGGCTGTACCTATAATTTCCAAAATAGTTAAAATGGCTGGTTTGGATAATTATGAAAATCAAGCAAGTTTAGCATTCGATATATCTGACGCAATAAGAGTGTATATTAATGATTATAATGAGGATATACCTTTTATCCACTATTTAGAATCTATTTTATACAAATTTAAGTACAAACCAAGTCCACTTTTGAGAGGTTATAATGATCTTGATGAAGATGGTAAAGATGTGTATCTTTCACTTGTAAAATTTGGTGAAATGGAAGATAGCCAAAAGATGATTAATGAGGAAAAACAGACTATTTATAGTAATATAATAAAAGACATTAAAAAAAAGTTAAATAAAATATAATGGAAAAGAAATTATCATTAAACGAATCCCTTGATAGACAAAGAAAACTAATGGGATTGAACGAAACAATGAGCTACGAATTTAAGGAAGGTGGCTACGCTGAATATTCTAAACCAATGGAAGAAAGTGAACATGACGAAGAAGAGGGTGAGTTGGATGAAATTTTTGGTATAAATACCGCTATTAAAGGTGCTATTGGTGGTGCAATGCAAGGTGCTAAAAAGGCCATAATATTGAGAAAGATTAACAACCAAATTAAAGTATTGCAAAAAACCATTCAACAAATGACTCAATTTGTGAACAAAAGTGATGGTCAATTTAATCAACTTAAATCGATGCAACAGCAAGTAGCTCAATTAGGTGCTAATGATCCAATCGTTAAACAAATGACAACAGTATTTGGTAACATGGGTACTACATGGAAAGCTCAAAAAGATTCTTTAGCTCAAATGTCACAATTTGTAACATCATTGAGCCAAGCATCTGCAACTGGAGCAGCACAAGCTGATAAAGAAGCGGCAACGCAATCTAACGCTCAGGGTGCGACTGCTCAAAGCGGACAAACTACCCAAACTGGAACGTCTACAACAACACAAGCTCCAGAAACTCAAGCATCAACAACACAGGCTCCAGAAACACAAGCAGCTCCAGAAGTTGATAAAAATGGTAGACCGTTGAATCAAAGTCAATTAAATGCAAGAAATGCTGCAAAAAATAATAAAGCTGCAACAACAACAGTATAATATATGAAAAAAGAACTATTAGAATCACTTAATAAGCAAAGAAAACTAATGGGTTTAAATGAATTTTTAGATCCATCAGTTAATATTGACGCTAAGGGTGCTCTTTCTGGTAATAAACTTGATCTTGGTATTATTCCTTTAGAGGAATTTGAGGAGGAAGATCCAGAACCAGAGGAACAACACGATGACATGGATTATCACGATGATGATATGGATTATCACGATGATGACCCTGAAGATTATCGTAGCGATGATGAACGTGATTTCTATAGAATAAAATCCAATGATGATTTTGCGGATAGGTTCGAAAGAGATTATCCAGATCCAAATGAAAGAGAATGGATGTACAATAGATATAGTCCTGATTGGGGGATGAATGAAGATTATTATAAGGGAGATGAGGATTATAGCAATATAACTGAAAATTTAATCAACAGATTAAACAATATCAATGAAGGTCTTGCAACATATTGGTTACCAAAAGGACAAAAACCTTTACAAAATATTGGAACACCTGATTGGGGTTTAAAAACTGGTTTCAAAACTGGTGTAAATGCTTATACATTTAATTTTTATGGTAAAAGATGGAGTTCTATAGCCAAAAGAATTACTAAAGATTTGAATAATAAGGTTATGCCAACGTTGAATAAATTAATACCGCTTGTTTCTGAGTTAAACAAATTATATGTTGATGTTCAAAAAAATGGTGCTGAGTTCGAAGAATTTAAACAGATAGAAAAACTACAGAATGATATAAATAATTTTTTCAATATCATAAAAAGGGCTCAAGCAACACTTTCATCAGATGAAAAAGGGGTTGACAATCCATCTGCTCAAGAACCAGAGGTTCAATCTTTGGCTAATAAAGCTAATCAAGCTATAAAGTCTAACGATCCGAATCAAAAAAATGATGTTGCGAAACAAACACAGAAGGAGTTACAAAAGGCTAATCAAGAAGGAGATACAATAAGTGTTAAAGCCCTTACAGATATATTAAAATCTTTGAATATAGGTTATAATATTACAAACGTTAATGCTAATGGTACAGATAACACAAATATTTTAAGTCAAAATGCTGATCAAAATAAAAAAGTTGTACCAGCAAAAGCGGCTCCAAAAAAAGTAGCTAAAAAAACTCCGACTAAACAAAAAAAACCTGATTCAAAAGCCCCATCTAATCAAACCAATACTGGTGTACCAAAATTTAATACTTCCACAACTACTGACGATAATACAAATACTTAAAATTAACCCACAGAAATGTGGGTTTTTTTATTTGGTTTTTTAAAGCTAACTCTGGTTGTTTTAAAAAAGGCTCAACATCTTTAAATAAAGATAAGAAATTATCAGAATTAACAAAAGAAAAAATTGAAAAACAAGGTTTTGTAAACCAGTTTTACAATTTACTAAAACTGGTTCTTTAATTAAAGAACACAGATCAATTGAGGATGCTATGAAATTTGTTAATGGGTGTGGAAGTGGTAACAGCTTATGGGTATATTTGGAAATTCAAATAATTTTAGTTATTATTGTAATAACTAAAAAATATAGATTATATGAAAAAAAAATTAATAGGTTGTATAGGATTAGCTCGTTCTGGCAAAGACACAATATCTGATTTTCTTTGCAAATATCACAAATACAATAAATATAGTTTTGCTGACCCACTAAAACGTGGTTGTATGGCCATGTTTGGATTCACCGAAGAACAAGTCTTTGGTGATGCAAAGGATACTATCGATCCTGTATGGGGTTGTACTCCAAGAGATATATTAAAGGTTATGGGAACTGAAGTTTCTCAATATGATTTACAGAATCATATACCAGCTTTTAAAGAAATAGGTAGATTGATTTGGGTTAAAAGATTTGAGCAATGGTATAAATCAAATACAGATAATAGTGTTGTAATATCTGATGTTAGATTTATGCATGAAGCTGATTCCATTGTAAAAATGGGTGGGGAAATATGGAGAGTTGATAGACCAGGAATGAACGTTGGTGATTTCCACGCATCAGAAAAAGAAATGTTTGATATAAAATATAATCATTTAATAATTAATGATGGTACATTAGATGATTTATATTTTAAGGTTGATAATATTTTTATAAATGATATTGTATCAAAATAAAAATGGCTGGAATTTTTTCCAGCCATTTCTGTATAGTGTATAGATAATTCGATTATCTAAAGCTATCGATACCAAATGATACCACATTTCTAACTTTGATCACACCATAGTAACGGTTGTTAACCATTTTCTTAGCGTACCTTGTCATCAAACCTTTCACAGGAGCGAAAGTGAATGGGTTATACATTGTTGGTGTCAATTGCATTGGCACGTATGGAGCGTACACATAACCAGTGTCTAACAATGATGTACCTTTGTGTCCCATAAGGATTGTGTCTGCTGGGAAGTAAGGATCACGATAAACTTGGTAGCGACCACCTAAAGCACCGATTCTTTCGATACCCATGTTATATTTATCTTGCTCAGGAGCAGCGTTAGATACGTGGAAATATTCCAAGTCATCGAAGATAGCTGAAATTTCAGCAGAGCATACGATGAAGTTAGCACCACCTCTTAAAGTTGCTTTATGGATTTGAGCAGAAACTTGGTTGATAGCAGTCATCAAAGTTTGGTTCCATTCTTTTTGAGTATAGAATGCAGCGCTGTTTGATGTATCGATACCACGACCAGTAGAACCTTTATAATCCCATGCCAATCTCCAAGCAGCACCTCTACGTAAGTCACGCAAGATTTCTCTGTCGATTTCAGCAGCAACTTGTTCAGACAATAAAGCTGTCAATTCAGCTTCAGCGTCAATGTTGTGGAATGCACTAACATCTTGAGCAAGTTCTGGAGACCATTGTGCTCTTAATTTTCTTTCAATAACAGATACAGTTACTGATTTAAGCTCGAAGCTTACTTCACCCATATCATCAGCAAGTTCCAATGATTTGTAGATTTTAGCACCTACAGTAACGTTAGAAAGAGCTAATTTAGTAGTGTCATAGTTATAAAGCTGTACATAAGTGTAAGCGTTTGTACCGTTATCAGTCATTAACTGTAATCCGTACTTTTGAGTAGCGAAATTAAAGTCTAAAGCTGCACCAGCTGCAACACCACCGTAACCAGAAGTAGCAGTCAAACTTAATGTTGACAAGAATTCTTCAGCGTTTTCGAACAAATACTGACCAGGATTTTCACCTTGATAAGTAGAAGTAGACAAACCTAATGATGTCAATACTTGGTTAACTGTAGAAAGTGCAAATTGTACTTTTACAATAGCGCTTGCTGGAACTGATGATGTACCACCAGAAATATTAACTACGAATGGAGCTATTGGAGCAAAACCATCGTTTGGTTGAGAGTGACCCCATGGAGTTCTTGTGTATGCGAAAGTATGAGCAGTAGCACCAGAGTAAGAACCTAAGCTACCAGTGATAGCTACAGCAGCACCCTTAGATTTATCATACATACCATCTTCACCATAGAACGCATCGTAAAGATTTACGTTATCGCTGAAACCGTTACCACTATCCATTGCCATTTGGTTAGTACCAGTAGCACTGAACGCAGATGAACCGATTTTAGGTATGAAGTAGAACAATTTACCGATAGGTAAGTTCAACGCTTGTACCGAAACGATTTCGTTAGCTAATAATTTTGAGAATACTCTTCTCACGATTGGAAACACAACGGTTTCAAATGAACCCTCAACGCCTAAAGCAGTTGATTCGTTTAACATCCAAGAAGCTTGGTTCTCGAATAATTGAGCGACGTTTTCTTTAGCATGACCTTTAAGACCTTCTAAAAGACCTAAGTCATCCCATCTGTTGATTACATCTTCTCTTACAAGTTTCAAGTGGTTAACGCTCACGTTACCAACTCTACCTGATTCTAATAATGCACCCATTTTATTTGGTTTTTGTTTTTTGTTTTATTGTTATTATTATTGTATTTTATTTATTAAATCTTTCATTCTTTCAACCTGTGGATTCTTGTACACTGTAGATTCGTTAATCGAAGCTGAAGTGCTGCTGAAAGCAGGTTTGTCAAGAACTTTATTTTCAAGAATTGTAGCAGCAGATGTTGATTTCTTTGATTTAAATTGTTCTTCCAACGTAGTTGCTATGTTTTGAGATTCATTCAAAGTTTTTGCTTTGTCTAAAGTCGATAAAATTTGGAATTTTTCTTCTTTAGTTGTAGTGTTCTCTGTCATCAATTTAACAGCATATGTTAAATTGGTAGTGAATAACGAAACTTCTTGAAGTTGTGTTTTAAGAACTTTGATAGCATTCTTATACTCTTTCTCATTTGAAACAAATGATTCTTTAAGAGTTTTGAAAGCATCTAATTCTTGTTTGATTTTTTTGTTTTCTGCAACAAGAGTTTGTAATTTTTTTCTTGTGTTAACAAGTTTTTCTTGTAAGCCTTCTGATTGACCAGCTGGAGCAGCAGTATGAGTTTTTAAAAACTTAACTTTGCTTGTAGTCTTTACTTCATCCATGGTGCTTTCATCTTCTTCCTCACCTTCAGCTTCTTTAACAGCTTCATCTTCTTCTTCATCACCTTCTGCGATTTCGATTTCGTACATAACACCCTCATCTTCTTCAGATGCTTCATCCATTGCTGGTGCCATTTCGTCTTCTTCTTCACCAGCTTCATCTTCTTCTTCGCCAGCTTCATGATCCATTTCTGGGCTCATTTCACCTGGTTCTTCTTCAGATCCTTCTGGGTGGAATTTAATTTCGATACCGTCTCCTGTGCGAATAACTTCGATTTCGTCTGTAGGTTCCATAAGTTCAAATCTCTTTAGAACTTCTTTGTCTGATTTATCAGTTAGATCAATTACCTCGTCACCAGGTATTTCGTCACTTGGGGTGTCTTCAATGTCTGGTTTATCGGTCATTTCTTCTGAGTCAGAACCCATTTCTGAATCTAAGTCCATGCCATCTGTAGAGTCTGGATTCATATCTTCGATGTTTTCATCTTGTTCCTCATCACCCATTTCATCTAAACCCTTGTGAATAATTTCTTCCAATTCTTCTTTCAAGGTAGATTTCAATACGTGATTAGCATTTTTTTCTATAGCTTCTCTAATTTGTTGAACCTCATTTAGAGTATCAGCTAATATACTTCTTTTGCTCATATTTTATTTGTTTTAATAAAAACTATTATGCTTTCTTAGATATAAATATATTATATTTTTCAAAAAACCAATTTATATAGTAAAAACAATAAAAAAACCCCAAAAAATGTTATTTTTTTTGGGGTTTTATAAAAAAAAGTTTTTAAACTTTCTTAATCGTTGATCTCAACACCTTCTGGAAAGAATACTTGTTCGATCTTTGATTCAGTAACACTGAGGATTCTGAAGTCATCACTCATATTACTAAGTTGTGCAATTGCTTGTGTTTCAGCGTCAGTAACAGATACAGCTTTAAATAAATTTGTTTTCTTTTGCTTCTTCTGTCTTCCATTATCATCCGTGTAAATATCCTGGGATGAAACTAAGTACCAATAATAAGTTTTCATATTAAATATCTTTTTTATTACTACAATAATAGTAAATAAGATCCATAAAAACAAATTATCTGTTCAAAAATTTCTGTAGGTTCTTAAGAAAATCATTACCGTTGCTTGATTCTTCAATCTCATCTTTTTTATCTGGTAAAACCTCATCATATTTACCAAAATCATTTATATCTTGATAAAGATAGGAACCAGGTGTTGATGGGCTTGAAACAGCATCCCAACATATAAGTTCAAAATCATCTTGAACCATGTTTTTGCCGTTAACTTTCTTCAATGTACCTATACCTCTTGAAGATATACCAACGGTCATGCCATAGCTTAGATAATGAGCCAAAAGGTCACCATTACATGATATAATACCGCTTCTTCTATAACCGTCTGATACAAGTACCTCAAGCTTACCAATTAAAGCGTTACCTTTCCAAAAAAGATCAACTATTCTGTATGGTGAACCACCTTTAAGTGATATTGTTGATGAATCTGGGTGATCCATTTCATGAAAAGACGCATTCTTTCTTATAACATCTTTGTATATCTCAACTTGACGTTTGAGTATGTCTTCAGGGTAGATTCTACCATTTCTATTTTCAACACCATATTTCTGAAGTGTTGAATAATAGAATATTGGTTTAGTTAAATCAAGAGTTTCGTTTATGGTTCCCTCTTTTAAGAATCCTTTTGTAAATTCTTTTGAAATGAAACCAGCATCATGTTCTATTAGTAGTTTGAAAACACCTAATTCATTGTTTTCATTAATTCCAATATCACTATATTTCATTATTTATATTTTTAAAAGCCCACTTGAAACCACCAGCAGTTTTCTTCCATTTTCTATTATGAAGAACATCGCCAATAAGTTGTCTACTTATTTTTAAATTTTCTGAAGCATCTTTTATTGATGCCCACTCTTTAATAAATTTATTATTTATATCCAATTGTATTATCTTTTTATAATTGGATATTATGCATCTTTTTTTTCCATACATTGGATTTTTATTACCCAATCTTTGTTTAGAAAGCAATTCTTTTGTTTTAGTTGATGCTTTTTTTCCTATTCGTGCAAGCCTCATTTTTTCTATTGTTTCAGGACTAAAAGTTCTATTTTTCAATTTATTTGAAATTTTTTTATTAACCATATCACCCAAATTCCCACCAGAACCACCTTTAGCTTCATTTGTTAAATTGAACCCCCATGATTTAAATTGATTAATCCAATATATTTCATAAAAATTAATATCAACGGTACTTACAGAATCAATTATTTCTATAATTGGTAATTGGTTATTTTTTAAAAGTGAATTAATCCAATTATTTTTATGTGTTTTTCCCAGTTTTGCTTTTTTTATATGTTCTTTGAACCTGTTCTCTATAGATTTGGCTTTACCAACATATCTAACCAAGTTGGTATTTGGGTCTGTTAATGTATATATAAATCCTTCTTCACCCTCTTTTAATAGTTTTATAGCCATAATAAATATAATATTTCAATTATAAATATTTAAGATTGTATTAAAAGATGGTTTCAGTCATCATTTCTGCCAAACCCAATAGATTTTTCTATTATATTACCCTTTTTTATATCTTGTAGACTCTTTGCATAATCATTCTTGAATATGTATAATGATATGAATAATTCTTTAAGATGAGCCATGCTCAAGTCTTTCGTGTCCTTTGCAAGTTTTTTAAGGTCATAGATATCCTTATCTTCTTCACAAACCATTCTGGTGAAATATATTAACCTATCTTCATCTGTTGGTTTTTTTACTTCATATTTTTTATCGAAACGTGATGGTCTATTCTTTATCCTATCTGGTATTTCCCTTAAATTATTGGTTGTTGCAACATAAACAATATTGGATACGGAGTTTAGACCATCAAGGAAATTTAAAAATATTTCTTCACCATTATTTTCAATTACACCGTCAATATCCTCAATAATGCACAATATTGGTCTGTCTGGTTCAATTTTACGAATAAGTTTAGCTATCTCAATCCAGGTTTTTGGTGAATCAAAATATATGGAAATACCATCATATTTCTTCATTTCTTCAATCAAAAGATAAATCAGGGATGTTTTACCGCCACCTGGATCACCATGCAAAATTATTCCTCTCTTAGTAGTAAGATTGTATTTTTCATAGTTCTTTTTACTATCCCAAAATTTCTTGATATCTGAGATAATTTCTTCGTGGGGTAACGAGGGTAATACAAAATAATCTTCAGATTTATATTCCATTTTAGATAATCCAAAACCATTTGCTTCAGTAAATACGATAGAATATAGGCCAGATGGTAATTTAGGTATACTTCTATAATTGAAGAAATAATCTTTATTATTAATAGAAAACCAGGTTTCCATGTTTTCGCCAATCTTAGATAGATCTGAATGATTTTCAATTATGATTTCATTAATGAGATTTTCATTTAGATCAATGTCCATATAATCGCTATTTATTACGTTCATTTTTTTTGGAGTTAAAATTGAATTTATTTTTTTGTAGTGTATTGATTATAACATTTGTTACTTCTTCAACCTTTTGATTAAGTTCTTTTGATGTGAATTTAGGTTTGATTTTGGGGTATAAAGTAACTTCGAGCAACATGAATGATTTCCTTTTTGGATCCATTCCTGATGCTCTTAAATCAAGATCAACAATAAAGTTTTGATTGAAAAAATTTGAATCAAGTTCATTATTGAGCGAAAGAATAACTTGTCTTCGCATTAAACGAATATAAGATTCGTAGCTTAAGGGTTCTTTTGGCTGAACCCAGGATTCAATATCTATGTATATTGAATTGAGTTTAAGGGCATCTATAGTCCCATATTTAACTCTGAAATTTGTGTTAGTAAATAACTTTCTTTCTTTGCCGAATTTGCAAAACATTTGATTTTAATCATTTTATTTAAATTTTTATTATTTAAAATAAAAGTAATAAAATAAAATGATAAAACCAAATTTTTTCTTATAGGATTGACTTTAAATCTAAAATTAATTCAATATTATTTACGTTAGCTTCCTTGGAAATAGCTTTAAGTTTTTTCTTAGCCTCCACCAATTTAACTACAGCTTCAGTTTCTTTCTTAGATTCAATGATTTTGTTATCCAAAAGTTCTTGTGTTTCGTTAATCAAATTGGTATAATATTCATTAACTTTAGTTTTATCATTTTCAGCTAAAATACTTATAGCTTCGACTTGGGCTTCACTTAAGGTATTTAAATTTTCATTAATTTTATCAGCATTATTGATAAGATTGATCAAATTTTCATTGTTTTTGGTTTCATTAACTAATGAGTTAATTAACGCCACTTTATATTCAACTTTGTTCTTTAAAGATAATTTATCGTTGAAGGCCAATTCATCTAAGTAAAAATATCTTGAGTTTTTAGGTAAATTTTCATATGTTTCAGTCAAAGTCTTTAAGTCATTTAATTTAGACTTGTCATATGATTTTAACTGATTAATTGATTCATTTACAAATTCTCTTGCAATAACCTCATTATCAAAATGAATATTCTCATATAAAGAATATATGTTATATATTTGTTTTAGATCTTTAGATTCTTTAATTGTTTTCATAAACGCATTGAATCCTTTTTTGAAGTCTTTTTCTCCTTTCTCAAGATAGACTTTTTCTAAATTATTGATAATATTTTCTTTAAGTAGACCGAACATATTTNATTGTTTTAAATAAATATTTGTTTTTTTGGTAAAAGGTTTTATTCGTTTAACATTTTGTCAATATCATCCAAAGTTTTGGAAATATTTTCACTTATTGACTGTCTTCTATTCAATAACATCCTTTTTACCATATTTTCTTGTAATTGTGTTTCTTCACCTGGCGTACCTGGCATTGGGGTTTCAGCCGTGCCAGCCTCTGGTGCAGCACCAGCTTCTGGTGTTGTTTCCGTTCCACCAATTTCAGGGGTTGTTCCACCTTCGAGTGGTGCTGTGAAATCTTGAGCTACACCACCACCTGTTCCGCCGCCTGGAGGAGTTTCTTGTTGTTGGTTTTCAGCAGGCGCTTGTCCCATATTGTTAGGATCAATCTTGTATAATTTATACAAATCTCTAAACATACCTGTTTGTTTGATTGTTTCACCCAACATTTTAAGTTCTTCAGAGGCTGCTTTTTCCACAACTTGTCTTTGAACATCAATTTTAATTTCATCATCACTGAATCCAAGAATTTCTTTCTTAGCCCAAGTTTGTGATACAGGCCCAAAACCATTACCAAGATCTGTAACAGCGTCTTTGTAAAGTTGTATTTTAGCTTGCCAGTTAGTGATTTTAAGCATGTCTGCTTGGGTGGAAGGATTAGATAAAGATAGAGTAAAATTATGTAAATCATCCTCATAACCTTTAACATAAAGGTGGATGATTGCCATTTTATTTAACTCTTGTATTATAGATCTTTGTAATCTATAAACAGCTCTTGCAAAACGTATATCAAGAATGGATAGGTTTTTACCGTCACCAACAGCTTGATCAAAACCTAAGAACGTTTTAGGGATTCTTAGAGCAGCCAACATTTTATTTTGAATGTATTGAATATCAGCTATTTCCCCAAGATTTTGAGCTCCTGGTAATGTTTCAATTGGCATTGGTAATTGAGGGTCTCTGGTTGGGATAAAAAAGTCTTGATCCACGGCCATAGCATTATATCTGGTATCTTGTTGTCCGTTTGATGAGTTTACCAAATTTGATCTTTTGAAGTTATTAGCGACTTTATCTACGTAAGCATCGATGTCTTTTTCATCCATATTACCTACATAAACTTTGTAAACACGTCTTTCTGGGGCTCTGGTAACACGATAAACAAGCATAGCGTCTTCGGCTAAAAGTAATTGTTTCCAAATTCTTCTAACTTTTTCGAGCATACTTGTACCATAAGGTAAACGTCTATCATCACCCATGAGTCTGAAGTGAGATATCTCAAATGAGTTGAAATCAAGTTGTTTTTCCTTCCAAAAGAATTTAACATTCTTTTCTTTTTGGAAATCATCCATACTCATAACTTTTGAGAAACCTGGTTCAGCTCTTGTGATTTCGATGTTTGGTAATTGTGTTACACCCACAATACCTTTACCTGGAATAACCTTGTTATATAAAAAATTATCACCATATTTGCATAGGTTTCTTGCCCAGCTGGTGATAACTGAATTGATATCGATTACATTATCAAAAAGGTCTGTTAATTCGTCTTTGATACGATTACTTTCCGAATATACTGTTAGAATTTTACCACTTTCATTAGGTGTTGTTGCCTCCTCAGAAAATATATCAAGCGCAGCAGCAATTTCTGGAGTATTATGTGAAAATATTGTATCTGTTGCAAAATTTTTATACCCTGGTACTGTCAAATCATATACTGGTATAACTTTATATGGTTCAATAGATTTAATTTTATGATTCAGAACATATTGTTCACCTTTAACGGTTGCTGTTGAGTATTTAGATAACTCTATACTATATGCATGACAAAATGTTTTCCAGTCTTTATATCCAGCCATCATTATTTCTCTTTGTAATTTTGTGTGAGAAATATTTAACTCTTTCGCCGTACCTTTAAGTGTTTTAATTTTTTTTGCTGTTTCAATAATTAAATCAAAAGGTATTTTAAAATAAGCTGGATTATTCTTACCACTTCTTGCACCATTCCATTTGTGTTTATTATCTGTTCTTTTACTTATTTCAAGCATTTTTGCTCTATATTCCTCATTTACCCAAAGCTTACTATTATTTAATCTCGCATGGTATGCTCTATGCTCAGATATTTTCATAATAGATAAATTTTCAGGGGAATTGTTTTTACCATTAAAATCTATATGGTGAACCTCTTCATCTTCATTAATTTTAGTCTCATAGAACCACTCAGCAATTAAATTGTGTTCAGATACCCAACCATTATAACCTTCTAATGAATTACAAGTATAAACCCAATTATATTTTTGGTTATTATAAAAAGATTTTCTATAGAAAGGCATCATAGAATCCCCTTCTTTTAATTCTGAAATTTTTGAAAAACTACCATCTCTTTTCATTAATTTATGGTCAAAAGTACCAATAATATAAGAATCATCGTCAAAAATAACCTTATATGTCACTTCATCTCTTGTATGGTGTGCGTTTTTAGCCCATGCTGGTACAACTTTTTTAGTATTATGGTCATAGGAATAAACAATAAATTCATTCTCCCTACCCTTTTTAGCTAACTCTTCTATGGTTATGAATCCGCTTGGTGTTGCTATTTTAGTCTCTCCAGCCAAACAAAACTCCATTGCTTCGTAATCATAATATGATGCGATTCTGGTTGGTTCGTAATAAACAGCTTTTTGATATAATTCGTTATCAATTTTTTTCCACTGATTCTGTAAATAGATGACCTGCTGTGCCTCAAGTCGTTTCATTTCGAGTTCCTGATCGTCAAGATTCTTGAATGAATTTGGGTCAATGGTATATTTAGGTGATTCTAATTCATTACCTAAAACTTTATTTAATTTTTGAAATACTGTAAAATTTGCCATATGTTTAGATTATTCAACGTATCCACATTCGAATACTGGGTTATGTACTTGGCGTTGTAATTTAATATTCCATTGTGCGTCATATGCATAATTTACAAATGGGTCATCATAATTAGAACAAACCAAAGTAGCCTTTTTATTTACGTTTGTAGCTTCACTTTTTGTTGCACTATTAACGCTTTGTCTTACAGCACCTGCTGTGTTAAACCTTGAAAATAACTGTCTACTCATAGTTTTTAATTTTGAGGGTTATATTTATTAATATTACCAAATAACCAAGAAAAGTCACGAGTATTTTGTAATATTTCTTCTTTATTACTATAAATACCCTGATTATCATAAATTTTATCGTTACTGACTAACGTATTAATATCATTTATCATATTTGCGGCTGTTGATTGGATGCTATTAGTTTGAACTTTCCAACTATCTAACATAGCTTTTGTTGTAGAAGTATTTTCAGATAATCTTTTGAAAGAGGTATTTGCGACAAACAAACACATACCCAAGGCCATGATAAGGTCATCATGTGAACCTTTCATATGATCAGGTTTACCGTTCTTGAATACAAATTTTTTCAATTCGTTTATTAATCTAACACTTCTAATTTTAAACCCACCACGACATACAGCTTCTTCGAGAGCCTGTACTATTTGTACACGTCTATTTTTTGAAGCAAAGTTGATTCCAGGTGTTTTGTCTGAGTCCGCACCATAAAATAATGTTAAATCGTTATCATCATCGTAATGATAAAGTTTAGATGGAAAATTCATTTCCTTCAGCTTATTGATTGCGGCTATACCCATACCACCAGTTATATCGAAAGTGGTTAATGCATTATACATTTTACTATATTGCTCAACAATTATCGCAGCAACGTCAGGTGGAACCTTACCATGGTATTCAAGAACTTGTTCAAAAGTATCAAAATCGATAATACTATATCCAGTAGCGTCCTCGGAATCTCCTCTGGATACGTCAAGGGCACCAATGTATCTGTGACCTTCCTCAGGATATTTCCATATCCATAATGTACTATCCCATCTTGAATCTTTAATTATTGGGTCTTGTACATTTATTTGTAATTGTTTTTCAAGTATTGCCGCATCAATTACGTTATCACCAGAACCAATAAAAGCACAATTATGAGATAATATATTATTAGTATAATATATATTACCACCATCCACTTCTATTAAATCATAAACATCTGTAAATTCATCAACAGGTGTAATTGAGATTACTATTAATTCATCATGAATACCTTGTAATTTATCACCAATTTTAATATCTTTAGCTAAAATTTCAACATTGTTAATAACAAAAATGTGATTGGGTGTTATACCTATTTCTTCACCGTTATTAAATGATATTTTCAAATAGGTTTTTTTTATTTGTTTTATTGCATAAAAATCTTTAAAACCATTTGGTGTTAAGACTTCATATTCAGTATTTAATTTAATATTCATTTCTAATAAACGCCAAACATTTTTTGATTGTGTCTTCGTTTTTGTTTGTTCTATTATAATCTTTTTCGTTAAGTATTAAAAGATTTAATTTATTTTTTTTATAAAACACATTTCGTAATTCATCCAATTCTTTTCTATTTTTATGCCAATATTCACCATCATATTCTATGACAAAATCACCACATTTAAAATCAATAAAAAAACAAGAATTACCGTTTTTTAAGAAATATTCATGATTTAGTTCTTTAAAATAACATTTATTTTTTTCATCATCTGTTAATTCTTTATAAATTAACCAAAATATTTCTTGTGAAATTTTAGAATATTTTACACCAATTAAATTAGTTAGATTATTAATTCTGTTTTCTTTAACATTATCATATTTTAATGTACCATTTAACTCGCCATATTTTTTAATATACCAATCTTTACTGCCAACTTTTTTATTTTTAATTCTCTCACGATCCAATTTATAGAAATATTCCCAATTAGATGAGTACTTAGTTTTAAACCAGTCAATATTTGGGTATTTAATTTTTTTTGTATTAAAACAATTTAAACAGTATTCATTAAAATAACCTTTTTCATAATTAAATGATGTTAAATTATTTAAACATTTTTTACATTTTATTCTTTCTATATCACCACTATCTTTCACTAAAAATAAAATTCTGATAGAAAATTTATTATTATTTTTATTTAAATCATTCAGAGATTTGGTATACTCATATATAGAATTATATAAAACACTATCATTTTTTATTAGTGTTCTGTTTTTTGCTCGACCCAATAACGATAAATAAAAATCATTTTCTTTTAATATTTTTATTGTTTTATCTTTATCATAAATATCACTTGTTATTTTTGCTTTTGATGTTATCCAACCTTTTTTTGTTTTATTAATTATTTCCATAATAATAAATAGTTTAAATTTAATCAGAAGTTAGAGTCTACTATTTAAATCTTGAATCAATATATTCTCAATAATACCAGTATTTTTATTCCTAATAGTAACCATTGTTTGACCTATAACACAATTCAACTCTTGGTTGATCATTCGTTTATTTAAGTTCATATCACGACACATATTCTCAAACCATTGTGAATGTGGTTGATAACCTTGTGTTATATAATTCATGATTTGTTTATATAAATCAGGCTTAACGACACCATTTACTTCAGCTGGAATAATGTCTGTGAGAATCTCTTCATTTTTTTCTGCCTCAGGTTTTTGAATCCAGTTTATAATATCATCGGTTTTTATCATTTTTAAACCTTTGTTATATCTTGGATCTTCCCACCATTTGATCGCTGTAATTTTGAATTTGTTTGTACCGTCAACAGAACCTTCATAAGCTTCGTAGTATATTTCATCCATACCATTAGGTGTTGAGATAAGATATACTTTACCACCTGTTGAAACTGAGGCCAGACATGCTGACCATAATTCTTGACCACCCTCAATGAACGCACCCTCATCCAGAATCATGATTGTTGGTGTGTAACCACGCAAGGCATCTTTAGATGTTGCAACCGCTTTGATTTCAGAACCATTTTTAAACTTAACGTGTTTAGAGGCACCCTTTGTAAAATCAATTTTACCCTCTTTATTAAATGTTCCGATATTTGTCAACAACCAATTAGGTGATTGTTTAATAAAGTCGGTTATCTTTGTAAGAAACTCTATTGCCGTTTCTTGCTTATTAGCAAGAATCAATATTCTTTCAGGGTTTTCAGCGTTTGCCATTACCGCTTTAACCGCCGCATAAGCAGCAGTTACAGTTGTAATACCTGCTTGTCTGTATTTTAAGACAATGTTATACCTGTTAGCTTCATAGTTTCTTATGAGCTCTTTTTGTCTTTCGAATAATTTGAATGGGACATAACTTTCCCTTGTTTTATCGAATGTTACATAGTAATTTTCAATAACATAACATGGGTCAGCAACACATTTACTATACTCAATTAATAATTCTTTTTTATCCATATATTATAATAATATATAGATAAATAGTTAATGTAAAGACTAAATGTCAAATTGCGAGAAGTCGACTTCTGGTAAATCCTCGTCAGAATCTTTATTTAATTCATATTCTGAGATCTTTTCTAATATATTGTATGTAATATATTTAACCTTTTTTTCAGCAGATTTTGTGTCATTTAAAACATCATAGAAGAAATTAATAAACTCATCCGCTGGCAGTTTGAACACGTCACGTATGATTAGTTTTTTTATATGATAATCTGATGGATGAATTAATTCATGAAATTTAACCCATAGTTCAGGGCCAATTCTGATACCCCACATTTCGTCACGTACAACGTCACATGTTTCGATAACTTGTTTTGCAATATCTTTATCTTTTGGGTAACCTTGAGTTGCGAGTAATTCAATTACACCTTTAACCATTTCATGAACAAGTATAGGAAAAGAAAACGCTTTTGCTTCTATTACAGGAATATCACCATCAAAATTCAATTTAACATATGATGATGTTTGGTCGTTTTCAATGAAGTTATTAAAATCATCATCTGACATCATGTAATAAAGAATATCGTTAGATAGTACTATTTTTTGATAACTATCTACTATTCCTGGGATTAAATCATTCAATTTATCACCAGCTAAATGAAACATAAAGTGACCTTTTTTTGCGGCACCCTGACATAGAGAATTAACAATTCTTCTTTTTACAATTTCATCTTTTATATTATCTGGTATATCACTTTCTGATTCAAAATCAAATTTATCTTCAGAATTCATACCTTCAGGAAAATTAGTTGTTGGTGTATCCAAAATTTCAAGGTCAAACAATAATTCAGATTTATCCAAATTATATTCAGACCTAACAATTTCTTCAGCAATTTTGATTAATTCGGTTCTGTGGGATTGTTCTAAACTCATCAATTGATGACCACCTAAACTGGCTTCCATCATAATATTTATAGGTTTTATTTCATTAATTTGACAATTATGTGTACGACAATATTCGTCAATTAAAAACTTATATCTATCTGAAGCAAGTAATTCTTCTTGATGAGAATTTTTATCATTATCGGAATAGATTGGCAAATTACCTAAAGGATGTTTTCTTGATGATAGGTTTGAGATATTTTTAGGGTGAATGAAATTTGGGTAACCCTCAATTTTGATACCAGATTTACGCATAAAAAAAGCCTTGTTTTATTAGACAAGGCAAATTTAATAAATAATTTTGGAAAAACCAAATATTTTTAAGCTTTTGGAGCTGGGTCAACACTTGGTTTTTCAATGTTAATCTTACTCGGATCTTGTGTTGGTGTGATCGTGGGAGTAATTGTTGGTGTAGTAATCGGAGCGTTAGCTGTTAAATTTTTCATCTTTCTTTGATTTTAAATATGATATAAAATCACCTTTTGATATTGTTGGGATTTCATTTTCAGCAATAATACTAAACATTTTAGAATTTACCAAATTTTCAGATAACATTTTTTCTTTCATACGAATCAAAGCGTTTAATGCTTCAGGAAATTTATCAAAATCTAATAGTTTCATTACTTGAACAAACTCACGGTCACTTAATAATTCGTTTTTTCTATTATTACTCAAGTTGTCAAAATATGGGTATTCTTCTTTAGCCACAGGTTTCATTGGAAATAATGAACCTTGTATATCTTTCTTTTGAATAATTGTTGGTGGTTCTTCTTGCTCAGAGCCGAAATAATATTTAAAACCAAACATAGATTTTAATAAGTCATTGATATGGTCTTCAATTTCATATCTTCTTGTTGGTTCCTCACTGTCATCCTCATTTTCCATTACAGGTATGCTATCAGCAGCCATATCTTTCATTCCCATAGGTGTTGATGCAGCACCGATTGGAGGTACTCCAGCTTCAGGAACACCTTTAGGTTCATAGGCATGACTTTCACCTGTACCGTCAACGGTACCAGGGTACGGTGAACCTGTATTTTCATCATCCTCTGATATTGGTGCGCCAGAAGTCTGTTGTGATTGTTGCCCTTTCATACCAGATGCTGTCTGTACTAATGTTTGGTTCTGTTTATTTAAATTGTCTTGAGCTTGAATAACTTTTTGTAGACTCTGAGTTATTTTTGGCAAATTTTGTTTATTTACCGCATTCAAATTTAAAACTGGTTGTTTTGATTGAAGCTCTTTTAATATTTCTTGTTTTGTCATGATTATGTTGTTTTTACTGTTTTTTTATTGTTGAAGGCTATATCTCTTTCGTATAGTTTATCTATAACACTTCTTTGTTCCTCTCCAAAATGAAACACTAATCTGGTGTCATTATCAGGTGTTTCTTTTTCCCAACCCAAAGCTATGATATTTTCAACAGCCTCAAGCATAGAAAAATTATCTGAATATATAACTAATTCTAATTCGATATTTTCGTTTTGTAATACCTCAACATTTTTTATTTCAGAAATTGGTGGTGGTGTAAGTTGACCACTTGATGCTGGATTAACCATCCAATCTTCACCAAGTTCTATTTCTTTTGAGTCACTAAAAATAAATTCATATATAAATTCACCTTTGTAATTTCTACCTAATGGGTTGATATAAACTAAATACATAATTAATTAAAAATTTTACTGTTAACTGTGAATTTTAATTCCTCATTATAAATATTCACTTCGCCAGCTATAACAGTTTTGATGTCAATATAATAAGTTTGTGGTATCATCCAAGTTGTATTAATATTAAAAAAATGGCTATCATAAGACTTACCTATTTCTTGCCAATCTAATACTTCTACCAAATTATTACCTTGTTTTACATATAATCTATAGAATACGTTATCAACAAAGTCGTAATCATTTAAGGTATATGGCTTTCTCAATAATACATTAACTCTTCTAATATTTCCTTGGTCAAGAACTTCCCCAAATTTAATTCCACTCAATGAAACCGCATATTTAACTGGTTCTGAAGTGTTTGAACCTATCTGATAATAACTTGAATTATCCAGCGGTATAAATTTAAGTGAAACGTTTGGTAAACTAACACCATTTACAACCAAACCAGACCAAATATCGTTATATTGGGTATAAGTATCGAACATATTGCTTGTTGCAGCTGGTACCGTTACAAAATATACACCTTTATTCTTTTGTTGTACCGTATATGTGATACCACTTATGGTACATGTAGGTAAACTATCTAAATTAGTCGCATTACCTCTAACATTAACATATAAAAATAAATTATTATCCTTATTTGGGTAAAAATTTACACGATCATCTTTTATCAAATCATCGTAATAAGTTTCTATAAAAGGTTCGAAAAATGTTTGGGTATATTTTGTATATAAACCGAGGGTTCTTGTAATACCAGTCATAGCATTTTCGGTTTGATCTGTATATTTCAAACAAAAACCTTGGTAGTTGTGTGAAACTCCTGTATATGTTGTAACCGTAACACCAGTTGTCAAAATAGCATTAA